ATCAGGAAAAGCCTTGGGCGGAAACAACTGGGGTTGCTTTGTCTCAAACTCGTCTGGGCCGACCTTGGCCCCCGTCCACTCCACCTTCATGTCACGAAGACGGTAACGGCGACCAGACCGATCTGAAATTCCCCAAGCATTCTTTCCCGCAGCGTAAGGCATTAGACCCTCAAATAGCTCAAACTAGGCTGTAGCTTCAAAGGAGTACGGCCTTGGTCTTCGTCCGCAGCACGTTGGAACTCCTCTTCGTAAATCGTCTTCAACATTTGAACACGATCCGGAGCACGTTTGACCGCCATGTAGTACGCCAACCCCGCAACCATGCAAGGATAAAAACGGAAAGGCATGTCCGTCGTGTTTACCAAGTCATCGGCATTCTCAATCCTGCGTACATAGTAGTACCGGATCTGATCCGTATTGTTTTCTGGAACAGACCAAAGATACAGCTTGGGGGAAATCTGACGATCCAACCAAAACTGACTTGGACGACCTTGCGTAGTCTTGTTCGGCAGCGTGGCATAGTCCCCGCGGCTAATACGTTGAACCTCGTAGTCTGTGTTATCCCTGCGAAGAACAACATCAAGCAGATCTACCACATCCGACTCAAGTGTGTATTCCGAGGTCCCTTGCGTAACCGTGAAAAAGGCTTGCTTAACAGTCCATAAGTTCAGGCCACGGTTGGCCCACTCAGCAAACATCAGGTTCAAAGATCGACGCGCAGTACGAGCGTCGTAGCCCGTGCGGACCTCTAGCCCACACCGCTCATACGCTTCTTCGATGATCTCACCGACATCGAGATTAAAGTCTCTTGAACCTGAAGTTGACATCAGCTGTTTCCTTTAAACGATCCGCCACGGCCAGCCATTACGCAGCCACCGTTCTTATATCCTTTTTTAACCATCCCGCCATTCATCATGCCTTTTGGTTTTTTAGCCGTCTTAGCCGCATTAACAAAGTCTTGGTCGCTAGGGGCACCCTTTGCACCTTTTTTTCGCATAGGCTTTCCGCTTTCTCTGCGGTTTCTGATGTTCTCGTATAAACTCATATCAGTTGACCTCTCTGGCGGCTTGGATATTTGGAACGGCATCTGCCCACGGCCTATCATAACGTGCCTTTCTTGTTGTCAATTCATCAACAGCTTCGACTAAGTGATCTAGCTTTACATTTATCACTTCAGTTCTTTTGTCTACGGCGATCAAAGTAGAAACCATCCACACGATCCCAGCAGTGCAAAGTGTGACCGCGCCACCCCAGAAAATAAGCTGTACGTTCTTATCCATTTTTCTACCACATCTTACACGACCAGTAACGGGCCGATAGTTTATCTAACTTCTTTGTATCACAACCATGACGAGCCCTAAACGACTTGCGCCGTTTAGGGCTGTCTTTTTTGATTGTCATGTTGGCATCGCCGAACCGGATAATCTTCTCTTTGCCTTTATCGCAAGCCTTGACAACAGACTTCTTACCGCCAGAAATCTGGCGTTTAGGTTTGTTGCACTTCATCTTTGACTTGTCGATTTTAGCCATGAAGTTTTCCTACGCTAGGAGAAACGTAAGTTCGGTTCCCGCGCCCGTAAGCGCAGAAATGTATACCCCAGAAGTAAACAACATCCCATTTTCAGGGATGTATATCTCGTTCATGCCTGTGGGAAACTTCTGAGTTAACATCGTTTCTCCCCCATTACCGTTGGTAAGAGTGAACGAGCCCGCCGTAGTCGCGTAGATGTTTACGGCCTGAAGTCTAGATCTAGACGGCCCTATAAGAGCCGCCGCCGCACCTTGCGCATGAGAATACGCAGTTATGTCTGAGCCAGCCATAGTTTATTCCTTTTTCTTTGGAGGACGGCCACGTTTCTTCTTAACAGGAGTATCCGTCCACGCCTCGTTTACATCAGGCGTAGATGGATCGTCTGCTTTGAGAGTACCGTTCTCATTTCGAGCGCGAACTTTCGCAGTGCCGATTCCTCGGGCTGCTAGTTCTTCCTCAGAGGGGGGTGTAAATCTAGACATGAATACCCCTTACGAGATTGTTGCGCCAGTGTCTGAACGCTTCCAGTTTGCGCCGTCAGAGAAAGCTAGAATTGCCGTGCCGCCAGCGCCGTTAGAAACGTACACGATTGTGCCAGCGCCTGCAGTAGCCGCGGAGGGCGCAGTTGCAACTGTATATGTTGGAAGAACGATGTCGCCGATAAAACCAGCGGTTGAGGTCACTGGACCTGAAAATGTAGTCGAAGCCATTTTAGTACCCTTTGCATAAGGATTCGCCTTGTAGTCTATGCAACGTCAGGAGGGCAGGGACCTGTCTACAAAGCTGATTTTTACCCTAGTGATTTCAGAATACACTAGGTCCAAACAAAAAGAAAGAGGCGATCCGAAGACCGCCCCCAGCTTTAGTACTGATCAGAGACTTACGCCCCTGCGGAACCAAAGATACAACGTGGGTCGCTGAAGCCGAAGCTGTAACGCTCACGCGCTTTGAAGCGCATGTTACCCGTGTCGAAGTCACCTTCCATGTTAGTGGAAAGTGGGGTCCGCTCAAAGTGGATCATACCACGAGGAGCATCAGTCAAGACGAAGAACGCATCCGGATCCGTCAGGAAGTCGTTGACGGCATAACCGTCAGGCAACATGCCCATGGAGCGAAGTGCGTTAGTGTCGTTGTCGGCTGTGCCAACACGCAAGTTTGAAACCATCAAGCGTTCTGCAACGAATTGCAGCTGACGCGGGATGACCAGTTTGGTGCCGCGAAGTGCGACTTTCAAACCACGCTCGTCAACAAAACCTGCGATGTTGATCAAAGCATCTTCAAGAGACGTTTCGTTCAAATCTGCAGCCACTGCTGGCGTGTTAGCAAACGTACCGCCGTTAGTGAGCGGGTGGTTTGTTGCACAAAGAGCAACGCCGTCACCACCAGCCGTAGAACCACCCGTAAAGGCGTTGTTAAGAACTGAAGAGGCTTTGACCTGCTTTGTGTGTGCCATTGAACGAGCCAACGCACGAGTGTAACGCGAACCAAGACGATCATAGAGATTGTCTTCGATAGCTTCCTCAGTGATTGAGAATGCCAGCGCCACTGTTTCGTGGTTGTAACGAGCAGTGTATGCTTCGTTAGCGTCGTCAAAGTTGATTGCAGAACCTTCCGATTTAGTCGGTGCTGCGCCGAAACCACTCAACATAACTTCCTCTTCGAATGCTCGATCAGAAGATTCTGTTGTGAAGATCTCTGCATGTTGGTTTTCGTACCGAGAGTACTCCATACCAAACAAGGCGTTGAGACCTGGTTCAAGCTCTTTCGCTAATTGTGCGCGAGAAATAGCCATGTTTTAGACCTCCTTAAACGCCAGTGGTCGATGGAGTACCAGCAGCAATCGCGCCATTGGCGGAATTAAAGCTGTTATTCAATCGAACGATTAGTGGGATACCAGCAGCAGTGAAGTCTGCGTTGTCTGGGTCATTCTGAATACCCATGATACGCAGCTGCAGTGCAGCGGTGGCGGCGATAGTGCTGACACCCAACTTAGCAGAAGAGATACCAGTGGTTGAAGAACCAGAAGTACCCGCTGCGAAGTTTGCGTTTGCAAACACATGTCCACGCGCAGTTGCTTCGTTTGTTAGGGAAGCGTCCGAGCAGATAACAAATGTCTGCATTGGGTTGTCATACACGAAGGCTGTGACGGGATGATTGGTATCCGCGCCTGACCCAGGCCATGAATTGGAGTAGATTTTTTCACCAGTTGTTGACGAAACGTATTCGCAACCCCAGAAAACACCAAGTAAACCTACTGTGCCGCCTGCTGCCGCGCCAACAATGTCAATAAAGCCAGTTGAAAGCGGGATAACAGGAGAGCCTTGATAGATCGCGTTAGTGTTGCCTGCGGCAATACGATACTCAGTCACACCAGTGGTGTTCGCAGCCTGTCCGACTACGCCAATCGGACGTAATCCGAAGGCACCATTACTGTTTGCCATTTGAGCAATCCTCTAAATTAATTGGAGTCGCGTTCACGACCACCAAAAGTTACACGACTTCGCCGATCATTGTGGATCGGCATTGAAGGATGTTGTTCCTTCATAAGGTCCTGGTCTACAGCTGTCATCTGTTCGCGGGTCCGGCCCCCGTAGTACTCGTTTCTTTCGTGAGCTGTCTGTTCAGGCATACGGCACAACATCAGACCACCTTGACCAATCACGCCTTCATACCGACCAGCGTCGATAGTTGGGGCTTCATAGTCCGGATATTCATCTTTACGGACGGGTTCCCATCCTTCACGGAGCTTGGAGTTGACATTCATTTTGTCTTCCTCGCCTCGCATAGAGACTCGTATCCATCGATGCACAAATCCCTCTGGGGCATCTGGTGCGGATAGGTGACTGGGCGGTGCCCAAGGTTTTCTGCGCGTTTCTGTTTCGCGTGATGCGCTTTTGCGCGGTGTTCTAGTATCAGTCATTATCTCAATCCTTTACATACTTTGCGTATTCTTCAAGAGGTACGCCTAGCTTCTTTGCAATCGCAACTGCGGAATGCGATAGCTTGACTGACCTGCGCCCTGATTTCGTGCTGCGGGATGCGGAGTTACCAGCAGAAGCGACCTGACTTCCTCCACCCGATTTGTTCGCCGACTGAAACTTGTGGGGAAACTCCCCACGCATACGGCGATTAACTTCACTATAGTACTCATCGCTGTTCGGGTCAAACCCCTGTTCTTCGACAAGCTCTTGGTGAATAGTGTACGCGGCTGTGGTCATGATTTTGTCCTGACCGAACCACTTATTCTTGTCCTTCCACGCAACAGCCTTTTTATCCGGCACAGGAGCCGCTCGTTGTTGTTGCGCGGGTGCGGCTTGCTGCTGCGGCTGCTGGACAGGCATCTTAGCCTGCTGCTCCGCTCGAGCTTTCGCCGTGTTGTACTGTTGTTGCTGAACAGCAATGTTAGACAAAGCCTGCTGCGCTTCCAGCATCTTGTCTGTGTCTCCAGCCTCGTAAGCCTCTTTATAGACGCGCTTCGCACCTTCAGTCTGAGACTGAAGACGGCTTCCATACTCTGAAAGATACCCAGTATCTAACGCTTTGACACGAGTCTTCAGCTTGTTGTTCTCTTCAATAAGCTGCTGAGACAAACGAACCGCTTCAGCTTTATCGCGCTCTTCCTGACGATATCGCTCGGTCAGCTTCTTGATGCGTGTCTGCACACCCTTGCTGTACGAGTCTAGCTCGTCTTCATTCGAGGCCTGTTTGACTTTGTTTTCAACCGGACTATCAGGGTCCTCGTAAGTAACCTCAGTTTCATTCTCAACTTCAGTGTTTTCTGTTTCTTCGGTCATGGTGTACCCCTAAATATGTTTGACATCATCTGGCTCTAAAAGCGTAGCGATAACTTCGTCATCGTTGATGATGCGAACTTCCCCGCCATCAATTTTGAACCTAGATCCGGAGTAACGACCAATGCATACCCACTGACCCTCCTTGCACCAGGGCTCACTGTCAGCCCCAAATTTACCTGGGTCTTTGTATGCCAGTGGGCCGAGCTTCATCACATAAGCCACAACCGTAGCCACAGACTCACGCTCTCGAATTTCATCAGGGATATACAAGCCGCTCGATGTCTTAGCCTTGCCTTGGTACGGCATAACTAAAACCCGCCAACCTGTCGGCTGCGGGAGACGTTCTAGTAACGGTTTGTCTAAAAGGGAGGGGTCTAACACCCGCTCATTAGCGTCAACATATGCGCTCTTCAAAGACTCGGGGTCAGCTTTCACTGATGCCTTTTCTTTGTTTATTTTCTGCGCAACGTGATCAGGAAGATATAAGGTCTTCGACATCGTCTACGTTTCTCTCCAGCAGGGACTTGATTTCTTCTCGAGCAAGAGAGAGTCCCCGTATCTCCCCTACAGACATTTTGTACTGTTCCCAGTCTTTAACAGCACCGCTTGCAAGAGCAGCAGAGATATCTTTCTCCCGCTCTTCAAGTTTCTTATAGATGTACTTTGCCCAATCGACAACATCCATTATAGGTTGTCCTTGTATTCCTCTTGTAGGTTAGATGTAATCGGTCCACCTTCTACCCACTCGCTGCATGTGTTCTCACTACTACAGCAAAATTTAAGCAGTTGGCAATAGCCTACATCCCCAGAGTCATCACCGATACACTCAAGCATGTTCGCGGTCTGGTTATACATCCCGCAATTTCCACACTCATCATCCGTTACGGCGGCTTTGTAGTTGTATTCATACTCCGCCATGTCACGGTTTTCCATGTTCATGTCTTCGTCCTGAGTGGGAAGAGGACAAGAATTACCCTCGTCACTCTCTTCCATCGTATCGACAGGCATACCGTCCGGAAGAATGCTGATCATAATTGTAGGCATGTTGATTACTCCATGATCTCAAAATGAGGCGCATCGATAAATGGACGACGGCCCTGTGAACGACGTAAGTCTACATACTCGTTCATAGCTTCTTCCGCAGTGCCTTCATAGGCCCCAAAATCGTCAATATGCCAAGCCGCGCCCCAGCGAAGTTTAACACCGCAATCCTTGGCGGCGGATTTCATGGCGTCTGCGATCTCATCATAGAGATTCAACTCCCATCGGCCCCCGTCAATATATGCCATTAAATCAACGGCGTAGCCTCCGAGATGCTTGCTCTTCATAGTCTGCGAAGCACCTTTCTCGACCAACGCTTCCTGCTCCTTGCGGGTTCTAAGACCGCAAATCACACTGAAGTCCTGTTCGCTAATTCCGATAGCCATGCGAACAACGGCCTGCAAAGCGGGATCAACCCCCTCCAGTTTTTCGTTGCTGCGGTT